ACTTTTATTTGCTTTGTAACCGACTGTAATGCATATCCTTCAAATTGGAATATTCCTGTGTTTTTCTCATCATTTAATATGTTAAAAGCATTTTCATCATCCAGCCTGTAATCAATCATTTGCTGATGAGTCCATCCAACCTGGTCAATTACATCTTGAAGAATTGATAATGTGCGTAGGCCAAGCGCGTCAATTTTTAATAAATTCAAATCTTCTGCGTCTTTTTTGTCGATTTGAGTAGCGCCATTTTGTGAGGAAACAGAACAATATTCACTGACTGGCTTTTCAGTTACTATGATGCCAGCGGCATGTACCCCGCAGTGACGCGCATGGTTCTCCATGTCGGCTGCGACTTTCATTTGAGGATATTTAACTAGTATCTTTTGCCCTATTTCTAATTCGTTTAATGTGTCAAGGATGCAAAAATTGGCCCTAGAATCACCTCTCTTGCGATCTATTATGGCGTTTTTAAAATCGTTAACTTCCCAGGGCGGAATCCCGAGTTCTTTTGCCACTTCGCTAATTGTGCTTTTGGCTTTATAACGGGACACTGTTCCAAGGTGAGCAACTTTTTCGGCTCCGTACTTATTCCGTAAGTATTCAAATACCATCTCTCTGCGGTCGTCTTGGAAATCAATGTCAATGTCAGGAAAATCTTCACGAGTGACATCAATAAATCTCTCAAACAATAAGTCATGTTGAATCGGATCAATGTCAGTTATGCCAGTCAGATAACAAACCAATGACCCTGCGGATGATCCTCTAGCCGGACCTACGAACATATGCTTTTTGGCATATTCGACCATATCAGCGATGACAAAAAAGTAATCTTCAAATTTTTTATCAGCGATTAATTTCAATTCACGGTCAAGACGATCTGAATAGATTTTGTCGCTAATATCAACATTCCTGGAAAATGCGTTTTCTTCGCATATTTGACGAAGAGTTTTATTGCTATTAAATGAAATCATTTTGCCAGTTGGCAATGCGGCATTACACAATTCTGCCATTTCATAAGTATTTGAAATAGCCTCGTTTGGACCCCATGGAACGGAGTCTTTCCATTCCCATTCATTGAGTATGTGCATGGGGGTGGTCCGATCCACTCTATTCATGCCTATTAGAACCTCATACGGCTTCTTATCTTTAACAGTCGGATATAAATTATTACTGGTCGCAATTGTCTTGATGCCTTTTAATTTAGCGAATTCTAATGCTTTTTTTGAACTAGTTGGACTCAGTTCAATATAAATATTTTCTTTCTTAGTCATCGGAAGCAGTGACCAAATTGGATTGGCCCCGGAGAACATTATCACGTCATCACTAATATCAAAAAGTTCTTCGTAGCTTATCCGTGGATAATAATAAAAATGGTTAGAATCAGTTGATTTTGTTACTAATTCATAAATCTCTTTCAACCCGGAATTATTTTTTGCGAAAAACGACATCTCATTCGTAGCTTGCTTGGTTCTTTCTGAGGAATCCTCTACTACGGCGATTTCAGTCCCAAAAATAGGTTTTTTACTCCGTTCCCTACATTTATAGCTAAAGGCCACATGCCCCCAAGTTCCTGAGTCGGCGATTCCTATTGAATCTCCATTACACGTCTCAATAACTTTATTTATTGGCCCATATGCTTTACGGAATGAGTATTCTGTCCTGGTTTTTAAACTCAGCATTACCGAAATATCCGATCAATGACTTTTTTGCTTGCATATCCTAAACCTAAAACTAATAAAATTATAAAAACATCGACCCCTATCCCATACCCTGTCGCAAGGTTAACGCCACCGATGGTTGGTCCCTGTGGCTTAGGATCGACGATTGTTTGCTCGATCTGGACATTGTGTCCACCTTCTATGTTGATCGTTTTGTTCATGGCTTCTCCTTAAATACCTTGATCCAAGCACTCTGATCCCAGATCCTGAACTTACTTCCTGCGGCACCTAGAACGACGTTCTTTTCAATCCCGGCGTATTCGCGCAAAGTCTTAGGGATGGTTACCCTGCCGTCATCAATGGCACACTCAAAAGCCCCGCTAAGGTAGTAAATCTGGAACTTCGAGCGGTTATTCAATCTAGGCTTCTGGCTCATGGCCTTTTCTATGCTCGCCCATTCTCCCATCGGGAATGCGTCTAAACACCTGTTAGTCCCGAAGATCGAGTTCACGATGATAAGGCGTTTCCCTAGTTTTTGACTAAATTCTTTAGGGAGATTTAAACGCCCCTTATTATCGACTGTGTTTTTGTATTTGCCTAAAAACATTTTAAATTATTAACAACGACCACAAGGCAAGGAAGAGCGTCGCTAATACCGCTGCCCCGAGATTCGTTAGTTTTAAGTACCTTCCGAGGGTAAATGATAAAACGGTTCCGATAACGGCGACAAATGTCATGGTGTCCATATTTTCTCCTTAAATATGTTCTTCCTTTGTATACCATTCAATGATTTTTACAGTTGCTTCCACGTCACTCATGGCTCTGTGAGCGCCTTCGATTTCAACCCCAAATAATTCCTTATATATGTCGCCTAACTTGCGCATTTTCCCCCATACTTTTTGGCCTATTTCTAAAGTGCAAATATGCTCTTGTGGCCATGGAAATTTTGTTAATTTATCTATTCTCTCAAGCTCAAACCTTAAAATCTTTCTGTCAAATGTTAAATTGTGTGCAGCCATTTCACGTTCCCCCAAAAACCAATCACACAATTCCTTGTAATAGGCGATAAATGGCTTTGAGTCTTCTAGCATATAATCTGAGATTCCAGTCATTTTAATAACGTGCGAATTTAGCTCATGCCCTGGATTACAGAAGAATTCTAACCTTGATATTTCTTTTAGACTGGAGTCTAATTTCAATCCTCCAAATTCAATGATTCTAGGCTGTTCATCCAAAGATGATCCCTCCGCTTTTGGTAGCCCTGTAGTCTCAAGATCAAAAACAATCATTTATTAATCCTAACTATAAATTTCAAATCCACCCCTAGTATATGTTTAGTGTCGAATATCACGTAGTTATATGATCTTTTCCCTGCTATCGCTTGATTTGTATGTGAATTAGTAAGAACTTCCTGGGCGATAGAGATCCCTTTTTTACTAAAAAAATCCTTCCATTCTATTAGCTCCTCTAAAGAACAATGAGTTCCAATGTGGCTAACAGAATTACGACCACGTTCCTTAGAATCCATCCAATTATTGCCTTTTGTGTAACTCAAAATCTCAAATTCGTTCCCGGCTAATAAATTATAATTAAAAGACAGATTCGCCTCGTTTGTCCCTGGAAGACCGAAAATCTCTCCAGTGGCAACAACATGATCTTCTATCCAATCGCCAGCCCCCATTTCATTTAATAAATTCTTGGCGAGTAACGGGTTCTTTGGATTTATTGCTATTTGCTCAATTTTGAACTTCATATTATGCGCCGTAAGGTAAAATACACCCACTAAGATATTTGTGATGATCTTTGTCCTGGATTAAATAAGATATAAACAAAGCAACCATCTCTGGAGGTGTTTCTTCACCTGCTAATAATCCATTTAACTGATATTTTTGTGCCTCCTCTTTTGTCCATCCCCTAGTCATAGTCACCTGGTCATCTATAGAATCGCTCATTCCCGTGCCTTTCATTTTGTTAGGAGCGATCCCAAAAACTGTTATCCCATGCTTTTTTGTTAGCTCCCTAGCTAACTGTAAGGTCATGATATGAGCGGCACCTTTTGATGCGTTATAAGCAAGGGAGCAGGTCATTGGCACATGAGCAGCATTGCTAACTATATTAATTATGGTTCCTTTACTTTTTATCAGCATAGGCAAACATGCCTTTGACATCAGGTAAATTCCCTTGGCATTAGTATCAAGAACCTGATCCCATTGGCTCTCTTCAAAGTCTTCCAGCCAGTTAATTAGATTTACGCCAGCGTTATTTATCAATATATCTAAATCGCTAATTCCAGACAGATCAGGCTTTCTAACATCCTTTCCTGTTTCATGGTCATATTGATAAACGTTATGACCATAAGATAATTTTTTAACTAATTCTAATCCAAGCCCTTTTCCTGACCCAGTTATTAAAATATTACTCATTTTCATCTTTCATTAGAGATTCAACCATCGCCGCATAAACTGCGGCATCATGAATACTATCCTTGTGTTTTAGTTCGCTATTAGCGAACCTTGTCAATTTAACAATCATCAGTTCAAGTAAATGCCATAAATTGAAATCATCTTTTGTTTTTAAATTAACACCGTCAGGGAATAGAGCAATCATTACATTCCCGACAGTTTTATAATTATCACCGTATATTAAATTCCGTTCTTTGAAGGTATTTGCCATATTTTGTAAAATTTCAGCGGCATTAATCTTCTTCCTCTCTACCCCTTTGTGCGTAACCGTCCTGGTGTCCTTCGTCAAAGCCATTCTCCCTTCCTTTATTGTATCCATTATCAAAGGCAGTTTTTATTTTATTTTGGATATCTTCCTCACTAACATTGGATCTTTCAATAGCCATATACAGTTCATCTTTTAGACTAGCCCTGATATCGAATACCCTAGCTACCTTCTCCCCATTCACCTCGATGTCATTTCCGACTAACTCAATCATTTAATAATCTCCCTGCGTATAAACAAGTTAATCCCTCGGATTGCCACATAGACACGCATCTAAAGTCAGATTCGATCACAAACCATACAAATGGCGGCTTGTTCTTCAATTTCTCGTCATACAGCCTCATCTTAACATTAGAGTTGCCTGAGCAATCACCGCGAGGACGCATCAATAGGCCATCGAAGTGAATATCGTTAAGCTGCAACCAGGTTTGGCATTCTTTCCGATACTGCTCGTCACGATCACTAATAACGATTACGTACTCACTGTGTAGTTTTCTAATCAGTCCACATACGTTCTCCGCTGGCTTCCTTGGTGATCGGGACTGAATACCGGCTGGTGCAAAATCTTCATCTAATTGCTTTACCCCCGAATAATAGTCCTGAACCATTGCCTCGAAATCCACGATGACTGTTCTCGGTCCTAGTGAGGAAGATTGTTCTGGCATAGTCCCTCCTCTACCTAAGCTATTTACAGGCATATGTTCTCCTTTCTAACCGAAGATGAAACGCTTTACCCTGGCGAAAAAACCAGGTTTATGCGGCTGTAATTTGTACCGGTGTAACGCATGGTTAATTTGAATTGGGCTTTTCCCGGTGTATTCGGCAATTTGCTTTGTTGTCATCTTTCGATTATTTTTTAATGCTCTTACAGCCAGCACTTCACCATCAGTCCATTTGTGATACGTTTTTTTATTATCAGACATTTGTTTCCTCTCTATTTAAAGGTGTCGCCATTGATGGAGCCGCCCATTCTTTTGGTGTTAAAAATGGTTCTGCCCAAGGATGAACTTTAATGACTTCTTCAATCATTAGTTTGAATATCTTTTGATATTCGCCCTGTGCTCGTGGACTGAGCCTTGATTTCGCCATTTCACTAAGTGTTCTCAAATTAAATTTGGCAATAATATTCGCATTGATATTTGTTGGCAATAATCCTCTGGCATCTTCCGGTGGAACATGATTCCGAATTAATTGATATGATTTATTTATATGTTCCATACATTCATCATAAATTTCTTTTGCCTTTGGATTTTCCTCAATTTTCAGTGGGGTATAATAATTAAACCCGGACATATCCACGACTCTTTGAGACTGTTGAGCATATGATGCGTTCCTGGTGCGAACTAATTGATGCGTAAATGCCCTGCTTACTCCTCTAAGACTGAATATGTAGTCAATGAATTCCCAGGATGAACGAATCGTATTGAGCATATGCTCAAGTTCTTTTTGCTTTTCATCCCATGGCCAACCTCTAATTTTTTCATAAGCATAGTCGTCATCAATTAGACGAGTGTTTTTTGTTAGCAGGAGTAGGTTGACGGCATCATATGTGCAATTGATTAGCTCAACTTTCATTTTTTTCTCCTTTTTGAGAATACATCCATCTAGTATAATCAGTCCCTCCTCTAATAAATTCTTCAATGACCTGTAGATCATTAACAATGTCGTCCATTAAAATTTGACGCCAGGTTGCGAATCTTCCAACGGAATAAATGTTATATTTAGTGGTCATTTGGAAAATAAATTCTTTTCGTAACCTGTTATCAACTGGTAAAATCTTACCGTATTCCTGAGACAACTCCTCTATGTCAACTAATTTCTTAGGGTTAAACCCAAAATCATTAATCAAAACACCAATGATATTTTGTCCAGCGTTAGTCACAGGCTTTGAAATTGATTCCGAGATAACCAAATCGCCAATCACAGATACCCTGTAGTGCGGGACATTAGGATCAGGGTAATATATTGTCTGGTAAATATCGCATTTTATCCCGGCTATTCTTGCCCTTTGAGTATAAATTTTTTGCTTATAAAACTCAGGTATCTCTTTCCATCCAACCATCTTCATTAAATCAGGCATTGGTATGGTGGAAATAATCGGTTCAGAAGAATTTTTGATCTTATCAATGGTCAAGGAATTAGAGTATTTTATTCTACAATTTTCGGCCATTGATTTCACAAGATTAAATGGCGCAATATATCTATCCGAAGGAGAAAGATCGTTTATTGATCTGTTCATAATAGAGCCAGTTACTTTTTGAGAATACATATTACTAAAGAATATGTTTGGCTCACTAAATATCCTGCCATCATACTTAATTACTTTATTTACCCTGACCTTTTTAAATGGAATCGCACATGCGGTTCCGACTTTATCAGTCCTAAATCTAAGTAATGCCCCATGACTATTCGGTAAATCGTTTTTATCCTCACATATATCAGGATTGAACGATCTGAATATATTTCCGGCTAAAAGCCCTGTTAAACCTGCCCCATAAATAATCATATTTTTCCTTTCTTCTTAAAATAAAATCTAATTTAATAAATTATTTTCAAAATTCACCACCCTGTTTTTGTATGTCCATTTTCTATTAGATCAAACAACACTTCCTGTTCCACATGGCTAATCTTCCCCGAGCCAACTACACATAGGTAAGTATTCGCGGGTAAGTGAGGCGGGATTTGGACAATTGTGTATGTTTTCTTTTTTGTGTTTAACCACATCACGGTCCTTACCTCTTGGACCACGCTTTGGTTATGCGCCTCGATAAGGACTGGTTCTAGCATGAACAGGAATGGCTTCTCTTTCCATTTATCGTTTAAATTGTCCATGATATCCTTGATTGGGGCGCATGGCTTCGTGACGGTGAACGTGAGTACCTTCCCTGGTTCCTGGGCGAAAACTGTAAACGAGAATAGAAATAAGAATATTGCTAATATGAGGTTATATCTCATAATACCGGAGTCCTCTCGCACGAACTAAGAACAGATTTTCCTTCGCCCTTGTCAAAGCTACATACCAAACTCGGTTCTCTTCATCCTTGTGGGCATTCTCCCAACTGAGCCTACCCATATCAGTCAACAGCACAACGGAATCTGCTTCGCCTCCCTTGGACTGGTGGATCGTGCTGATCGTTATCTTGGGCTTACCTGAAAAATTCTCTCCATTGCGTAGACACGAGCGCAGATACTCTCTCTCATCCGGGGCAATCCCCTTGAGCATACTCATCCAATCAATGTCTCTGGCACTAACTGGAAATCCAAAATCAGTAATTGAATATTTCTCTTTTATAGTAGCTAATTCTACTTTTGACCCAAAGAATTGGACAAGGTTCTTAGCGTCGTAAATAGTTATCATCTCTCCTTTACGAAGCATTTCCCAACTCTTTATTGCCCTTGTTTCATCAGTTTCCAACGAGTTTTTACCATTATACAAGTAGGCATGACCTTGCTGCCTTACGGCTGCTTTTAGTCTGTTTAACAAGAACCTGCTACGGCTTAAACAAAGCCAGGAGCCTTCTCGTGAAAAATCAATTTGCTGTTCGTCCGCAACGTACTCCACCATGCCAGGGGCCATACGAGGGGACCAAGGCTTCTGGTATCTGTGTTTGATCCTGTCCACTACGTTTAAAGCCAGTTTGTGTACGGCTTTAGGGATACGATAGCTTTGAGGAAGAATTACCCGGTCACCTTTCAAAGTTAAAAAACGGTTTATAGCTGCCCCTGCAAAAGTGAAAATTGCCTGATCGTCATCTCCTGCGATGTGAACCTCTTTAGCTTTACTCGCTATATTTATGGCGACTTTGTACTGGAGTAGGCTCATGTCCTGCGCCTCATCAAATATACAAATGTCAACTGGTAGAGGGGCATCATACTGTTCGAGCATGTCGGTAAAATCTAAAAGATCATTCTCATGCTTATATGCTCTTAGGCTGTTATCGTATTGACGAACTGCGTGTAAAGTTAGATCAGGAATTTGGGTAAAATTGTATTGATCTTCCAAGGATCTCATACTTATCCTTGCCAAAGATTCAATGCGAGAGCACTTATCTCCGAGGCCGTCACCTAAATGAATCCCTAAATTCTCATCGTAGATTCCCTTAAACTTAACTCCCAACGCTTTACCGAGTCTTCGGTAATGAGAGTTAGTCATTATATCGTCCCGTTTTAATTCTAGCATTCTAAATGCAAGGCTGTGGAGCGTCCTAAAGTAAGGGAATCTCTCTTCTTCTAAATTAAATTGCTGCATCGCCCGCTCCTGGGCTTCATAAGCAGCTTTACGGGTGAAGGCCAAGTATGCAATTCGTTCGGGGGGAATTCCTCGACTCAATGCCCCTTCCACGATTTTCAATAGGCTCGTGGTCTTCCCGGTCCCTGGAGGACCAAGGATGATTTGTACTTGTCGATCCGACATTAGAATTGCTCGGCCAAAGTATCTGGTACTGCCAACTCATCATCATCATAAAATTCAGGGGCAGGAACAGACCAAACCTTAACTGGCTTTGATTTAATACGAAAGGTTTTTCGGTCTCCTCCAGAGGATCGTAGCCATGACCAGATTTGGTGTTGAGACTGGTACTTGAAACGCCTGGCATCGAGGTAGATGAACAGATCCTCACTTCTAAAATACACCTTTGATTCATCAGAATCATGCCAAGGCTTTGCGTTCATTATCTCATCCTTATGACGAGCCTGTACCTTCCCTGTAAGAAAACCGTCAAGTACCTTCTCGAATTGACCTTGCGGCGAGGCGTCATCAGGATCTTGTATCACTTCCACAGAAGTTAAAAGTTCATTGATTCGACTTTCCCATCTCTGGACAGCCATCGTACTAGGACATTTATTCAAACGTTCAACGCAAATCTTCTGGAGTTGACGCTGGTCGAGTAGCTGTTGGGTTGTCACCTCTATTCGCTCACCTCCAACATCCAAGTACCATCGTACACTAGAGCGGTTCTCTGTCTCGTACTTGGTAATGGCATCAATCTGGATCTCCTGCCCGCCGCCTGTACGTCCAACCCCGTACTTACGGGTCAGGCACTTAGACTTCTCGCAAAAGTTACAAATTGGTGCCTGTTTACAGGTATAGGCATAGTTTTTTTTAGATACCGACTTGATAAGTCCATTGACCTCTCCGGACGGCAGCGGGGTGGATAAAGCCTCGTAGTTGAACTTCATCAGCGACTCTTGCCAGTCGTCAGGCTCCTTCTTCCTAAAATATACGCCCACGTTGAATAGTGAATTGTTTCGTCCACCTTCCGGGAACCCCATCGTCATAATGTGCTGTAAGCATGGCGGTCCATCAGAAAATTTATCAGTTAGATCCGGGGCATATTTATCAAGATCCTCATACGTTGTTCTCTTATCTTCTGCTAGGTCCAAGAAACCTTCAAGGGCTAGTCTCTTCCCATTGTGAATTGCGTAACGCTCAGTATTATTCCCACCCCAATATGGTAAATTTATCCAATTTCCTCTATCATGCGCATTCGCACGGGAAATTTGTTTTGGAAATATTTCGGAGCCTCCGTAGCCTAAAATGGCTGCAAATTCATTTAGCTTCGCCACCATGTCAACTGCGGCTATCGGTGGATCTGTGAATAAGTATAGATGCGCCCCTCCAGATTTACTTCTGCAAAGAACCAGGGGTGTATTTCTTATTTTTATTTCCAACTCTTCTAAGCTCTCCTCCAGTTTTGTTTCACCTCTTATGTCGATGTCTATACAACCAAAGCTGCAAGAGTTATCTTCTCGCAGCATTATGATTCCCAAAATAAATGACTCTCCATTTAGGTGGGATTCAAATATATCCTTAGTGGCAGTCTCCGCAATTGTGACCGCTCTACCAGACATTTTTCCGTCTGCTTCTTTTTGTTGAACTCGATATTGGCCGTGAGCCTTCTCATAGCCAGAGAATAAATTCATAAACCTTTCTGCATTCATTCAAAATCCCGTTCTAAAAAAAAGGGGAAGAAAGCTAATTAGCCAACTTCCCCTAATCAAATAGTCAGTTACATAGTGTCGTCGTCAATATCAGCGGAAACCTTTATTTTTTTACCGTTGTCATTGTTAACGAAGCTCCTTGCTGCAATGTAAATATCCTGTCCCATAGGGAGATTCTCCAGTATTCCTCCACTGTCGGAAGAGAATAATGCACGGATGCTCCATCCAAACCATGACCCTTTATCGTTTTCCTCTGGAACCGTTGTTAATTTATAGGCATTCCAAAACATTGCAGGATTAATCCGCTTATCTCCTACGGTTATAATCAATCTACGGATTATCGCATTCCATTGTTTCGCACGTTTCATTTGACTGTTCGACATACTGATAAGAGCAGGGGAGAATGATCCGTCATCTTCAGTCACAAGCACAAGATACTCAGCGGTTGGAACAATTCGATTCCCTTCGTCCGTAAAATATTCACCTTTGTCACCACGGCTAGTGGTGTCTAAAATACTTGAATCCTGGTGAACAGTAACAAGTCCACCTCTGTCCTTCTTCCATTCATAATAAAGTATATTGTATTTACAGGGAACCACGGTTATTCCGTCCTCACCGCTGAAAAATGATGAAGATACATTATCGTATATGTCACCTGGTTTTGCGTTTTCTACATATGATCCATCCCTTGAATTACATTGAGGTGACATGGACTGCAAGATTATGAGGCGAGGAATCATTATATCATCTTGTCCCATTGCCTCGCTGCCAGCCCCGGCATCAGAAAGAATTATATCATTGTTCAACTTCGCAATTTCTTTGCTCATGTTAACCCCTCTTTATTATCGCACGTTTACCAATTGAAACATTAAAAAGCTGCATATCTACGCTTTTACCCTCTTCCATCAAATCTCCTATAAAGCCATTGAGGACTTTATAATGGACTCCGGTTGTCCGCTTATATAATATTCCCTTGTCATGTAAATCCTCGATTACTTCATTACATTTCCCGTCCTCATTTCTTCCGAACTCCATCTCTACCCTATTTTTTATGATGTCCTCACCGTTATTATCTCGTAGCCATGAGAATTGTCTATTTCTCATTTCCTTCATAACACTTCGTTTACCTGGGTCTTTTTCCTTATCAATACTCCCTTGTGATGGAATAGAAGCCGACACATAAGACTTCACGGAAATTCGTGTTCCGTCTCCTAGAGATAAAGAGAGTAAATTAAATCCCTCCATCATACTTGGAATTTTATCTTCGGTAATGATTCGATTTCTCTCGTTAATTTCGGCCAACTCCTGCTCAATGATTAGCTTTCTCTCCATGTTTTCGTCGTAATCTTGGATCAATGTTGAGATGGAACCAAGGTCAACACTTCCTGGGCTAATGTCATCCAATGGATTGATTGATTGATTCTTCATAATTTACTTTCCGTAATTCAATTGTAACAGGCAGATACCAACCTTTCCTTCTATCCCGTTCCCCTCCCTCCTTGGCTCGTTCCCATCGAAGCACATTGACCACGGAGGCGTTTTCGGATGCCACTAAGGTACAAATCATAACTGCGATTGGATCTCCGCCTCCGCCCCAAAGAAGGTAGTCCGAATCACAAAAATTTTTCATCTTACTTCTAGCCTTGTGCAGCGATGGGCCTGGCAAATATTGAGGCTTATCCTGCGGCTCGAACACCACGTTTAACGTGCCATACCTTGTCGCGTCACTTAGATCGGGAACCCAACCAAATTTATTTTGAACTGGGCGTTGTACTATGTAAACGGAACTCATCACTAATGCTCCTTTCTATCGGTCAATTGGATCATTGAAACTTCCAAATATAATGTAATCAACTCCTTTCTTAAGACTTACATTCCTTTTTTATCCATGTGATAGATAGATCACGGATATCCTCTCTTAGTGTAAAAGATTCCTCCGGGAAATCAAATCGCTTTCTTAGTTTACGGTTGCCAACCAACTTAAAATGCCCATGGTAAAGGGAAGCTATCTTCTCATTGGCAGACAAGTATTGTTCACTCTTAGGATGGAACGGGTGGCTTATATCTCGTTTTTTTCTTGGCGACCTTATCTGTATGTCCACCATCCCGACAAACCAACCGTTCGCCCAGGCCCTTGAGCATAATTCAACATCTTCTTTCGTAATAAAACTATGGTCGAAATGTCCATGCTTTTTTATGAATTCTGGATTGATGGCTGCAAAACCGGCACCAATATTGGTGCAAAAATGGATTTTGTTAATGATATCATCTTGCGACATTCCACCAGATATATACCAGTGCTTGAAAGCACCTAGCGCACCAACCCAGGCAAATTCTGGATATTGACGTATTATTTGATTAGCTTTTTCCATTACCCCTGATCCATGAACAACGGTGTCATCGTCCATATGAATAATGACAGAGCCTGGATGATCTCTTAGGACATAATCAGTAACAACTTTCCTAGCCATGCCTACGCCCAATTGTGACGGATGATGCTTATAGAATGTAACGTCATCAATAATGTCCTTAGTATGGGACACCTGCTCAACGACATAGATAGAAATACATGGTGAGTACTTCCTTATACTGCGTACGCACCTCCTAAGAGATTTAGGATCATTGTATGATGGTATAGCCACCACTGGTTCTGGAAAAGTCATCTTCCAATTTCCAGTTTATGAACCTTGCTTATGATGTGCCTAAAACGATTTTTAAGCATGTAATTAACCACGGCAACAAATAAACGCGCCATAGAGCCTTCCTTTCTTTCTAGGCTGGTAATGCCCTCTACAAATAATTACTTCCTTTCTAGGCTGGTAATGACCTCCACAAAGCCTACCCGTGGTGAGTAGGCAATGCGCAAACTACCAGTCCATACATTCTCGATATAATGATTCTTGTCCTAGCTCAAATAATTTTTTCACTTTCATATGGTTCCCTTGGTTCTCATCATATTCAGCAAACGCCGTCTCCAATTCATTGGACGCCAAACGATTGACTAAAGCCATCATAGTCTTAGTGAATACGGCTTTAATATTGATTAAATTACGCCAACTATTCTCACCATTACCCTCGATGGTTTTCAATCTTGAGATTAACCAATTCACCTCTTCCTGATTAGCTTCAGTCAGAAGGTAAAAATCAGGGGTCACGCCTTTAACCTTTACGGTGCTCTTTTCCTTTTTCATTACGTTCTCCTTTTTGTTAGCCAACTTCCTTATCATCTGATTCATTATCAGTGTTAACCTTGTTAATATTGGCATTTGTCCCTTGGGTTAAGTTGGTAATATCAATGTATTCTCTAATAAGCATTTCACTGAAGCTATTATACTTGTCCATATAAAATTCCTTTTTGGCTTGCCCCAGGCAGTGACCGTATCAACCACTGGACAACCCTGGTCCTTTCTCATTATTTGGGCAACACTAAGCTGCCCATGATCCACTCTCTTGTCACGCTACGATGTGACCAACGGCCCTTGATTCCTGGGCATACTCATTCATGGTTTTACCCGTTGGCCTAAACCAACGATCACGCTCGAACCCCAAGCCGAATTTCCCGTGGAATCTCTCTAACTCATCCATGGAAACATTACCAAGTTCAGGAGATCCATGCCCAAGGTCGCACAACCCAAACGCAATATCCCCGCTTATTTCTGACAGGAGATAAGTAGCAGATCCTGCCGGATAGAAAAGTTTGACGACAGGCTCAATGTTTCCACTCAACTCGTCCGCTACGTCGGTCAATATGAACGACTCGCCTCCCCATACCCTCCGATGGTTCTCTTCCATTTTTTTCCTAATCGCCTTTGTGAGTAAAAGCATAACGACTCCTTTCTAAGGTGGTGGGCGAGGGGAGTTAGGCTCCGCATCCCCTTAATCTATGTCTCCCCTCACCACGGGTTAATAACTATTTAATTTGCGCTGGACAGATAGATGAGTCCTCCTCCCTGATACCACTGTTCGCCAACTTCATATAACACGCTAGACTTATCGGGTTCACCCTTACCAAAAACTGCCACACAAATCCGGTGATGCTTGTCCCTGGCTTTACGTTTTCTCTTCAGGATCTTCAGGGTGATATACTTGATCGGGGGTGGTTCCGGTGATTCTTCCAATAACACGGGTTTGTTGAACAGCAATTCTGATATAGCCTTGAGGTTGTCTTGGCCTCTGTGGTCACCCCATATACTTTTCCAGGAATTTCTAAACCGCCACTGCGGACTTTCAAAGATCGCTACATCTCTTGTCCCTTTGGACTTGTAACTGCCAACGCATGGTTTCAAAGCTATTTCCCCTGTGAACTTGTCGAGGTGAAAACCCACAAGCTTGTCAACCGCTTCTTGGGCTGTGCTCCCTGTTGCGGACGTTCCATCGTTCAACAACGCCATATACTTTTGCTGACGTAAATTATACTCTGCTTGCTCATCCAAATCGTAGCTCATGCCCTAATCCTTTCTCATCCTGTCCAATGGCTTACCGAATCCTTAATCGTCTATGCCCCTGCTTAGCAGATTTCAGGGACCATTTCAGTGCTTCCTCATAATCCTGTTCGACACCATCTCCTTCATAGTACATCGCAGCAAGATTGTACTGCGCTTCAGGATGCCCATGCTCAGCGGCTTTACGATACCAATTCGCTGCTTCCTCATAATCCTGTTCGACACCCTCTCCTTCGTCGTACATCACGCCAAGATTAAACTGTGCTCTAGCAGACCCCTGCTCAGCAAGCACCTTCCATTGCTTCAGCGCAGTTTCGTAATCGCCAGCGTCGTATGCTTTCAATCCCTTTCGACCAAGAACGTTTTCCTGGTGGAGGGCCGCTAACCTGGAACGATAGACTCCGTTCTCATCCTGTCCAATATCTTGCTTAGTCTGATCCATGTCCTGTCTCTCCTTTCTAAATTGGCCCGTTGGCCTCCGGTTCCTTTCTCAACTCTCAAAAACATAGTATCAAAATATGAATAAGTGTCAAGAACTTTTTTACAAAATATGAAAAAAAATTAAAAATTGAATAATATCAATAACTTAATCGTGATAAGCAAAGAATCCTTCTTTAACCCTTTTTAACTGTCGACGAAGCTCCGACGCAAGTACGGCATCAATTTCATGGTTAAGCCAATGGTCATCAGCAAATTCATGGCAAAGTTTTTCCATCGCGTTACACAACATCCATGTGGCACGATTTTTGATTTGGGTCTGTGTCGGTGGCCCCGCTGAACTTGAGCCTCCGTCTTGGTCGAAATCCCGCCAGTAAGCAGTCCACTCAGTAAAAGTTTTCCCATCTCTAGTTTTCATAAATTTCATTTGTTTTCTCCTTTAGGTGCAAGCCGTGCAAACCGTGCAAATCCATCCCGTGCAAACCGTGCAAACCAATTATAGGCGATCACGATAGGTGTGGATAACCGGCGAATTCGAGAAAATTCGGAAAAAGTTATCAACAGGTTATCAACAGGTTATCAACAGGTTATCAACAGGTTATCAACACCCAAAAATCATGAATTATCCACCAAAAAAAGCACCCCAGGGACACCATAAAGCCCCCAGGGTGCGGACCATTGCTGCTAGGCAGCCAGCATTTCAGAGTCGAACAAACGGCGTTCGTTCGATATGATGGCCCCCAGTTCTAGGGCATGATTCCTGAACACATCGTCCACGGACGAAATCACCGGACTCAGTACATTGAACAAGCCCGAGAAGAATGCCCCAGGAGGGCCGCTAACCTGAAACGCCTGGTGGTATAGTACCCTCCACTTATCTGATCCATTAACGGGCGCTAGTGGGCTCCCTGGGGAGCATAACAGAGTGGTCAATGTGTCCCGTGGGAAAGACTCATCAGTAACCGGGACAACGCCTCGGAAATGTACCTTGACTATCTCTTGGCCCAACCTTGCCGCCGCCAGCTCAAAGGCGAAGGATTCCCCCTGCTTCCAATTGTGCCAGGCTGGTCGCCTTTTTGCCCTGATTCCTTGGAATGAATGCCAGGTGTAACGCTCCTGTTCCTTGCTGGTGAACCGAACGAACGCACGGCTCACAGACCCCAGGACGTGCCCTCGCCTGGCAATCTCACCGATTGCTCCCTCCTTAAATTCTTCCAGTGTCATAGAATCTCCTCCTAGTCATTTTCCGCCACATAATAATACGGCAGATGCTTTGGCCTAACCGTGATTGCTGTCTCCAATTCGTCGGGTTCCATATGTCATCCTTTCTGGTGGGCTGTTGTGGCCACCACAAAGACCACCACGGCATTATACCGTGGTGATCAATGCGCTATCTACTTGGCCCCCTGTTAAGCCGCAATGCTTTGAGCAATGCTGTTCGTTCTATCGTAGTCAAATTTATGTCGGCACGGCATCAACACCGCGACCACATCACCGCGAGAACCAAAAGTAACGAGCGCTGGCTTCTGTCCGTTTTGGTGCGTTACCGTTGACTCCGCGCCACCTTTCGGCAATAAAACCTTAGACGCTTTCGCCAGATCCCCAACATAACTTGGGTTATAGTGCGCCACCTCTCCGCTCACCGTTTTCGGCACTACATTGCGCCAGGCTGGAACATCACAGTCCATCCCGACCACTTCCAATTTACCTAGTGTCCCTTTTAGTGTCCCGGGGTCAAACGAGAAGGAGATGGTGTCTCCCTTATATCCGGTTAGTGCTATCTTGACTTGCGACAATTCAATGGTGGCGCTCCCCGGCTCGCACTCGTCGTCTGGTACTGGCAACTCAAAGTGGCCCGCGAACAAGCGGTGTCCGTCGGTTGATATGATGCCCACGTTCCTACGTCTCCATTCAATCCATACAGCGTTGAAATTTAGCCTGACGTCTGTTGATTTAGCCGCGAACAGGGTCGCAGCCTTCAACAGGTCAGTAGGTATTTCTATTGTGGGTTTCCCATTTATCATGTCGTCTCCTTATCGATCAATTCCAGGTTATCAAGTGTGGCTGCGCCGCGTTCCTTGAACGTCCAGGAAGCGACGGCGTCGCACCCTTCAAGATTATCCGACAACACATGAGCCCATCCGTTGTCTGCCCTAGTCCGACACCACAGCGTCTTTCCTGTTTCATTCACCCTTAGAATGACCTCATACTTGGGATTCCCTAGACGGCTGTTAGGTAAGCGATGATGGTGGAGCACCGTGACGACCTTGTCGGTGTGCTTTAGTCCCTGATTCATTGATAGCCTCCTTTCTTTTAGCCCGGCAAGAACAGACTCCATGCGGTCTGCCATTGTCCCTAGCGTGTCCATGGCGTCAGTATTCAACTTCATATTTTCACCTCCGGCAGATGTAGAACCACGTTGTATCCTAGCGTATCCCGGAGTGTTGCTAGCTCATCCCGGAGATAGGTTTTTCTTCCTGGGCTCCCGATTATTGAAATCATGTCCTTGGCCAGTTTATTTGCGGGGTAGAACCAGTGTCCACCCCATGGGCATACTTTAGCGTCTATTTCTATTGTCATGGTGTTTGCTCCTTTATAAGACCCAGGTTATTGATCGCTGATAATTTGGCCCGTTCTCGCATCTATTTGCGCCCATGGGCTGATTTTGAAACCGGTCCCGTTGTTAGTGTCGAGTAAGTACGCGTCATACTCCCGTTGAGTAAAACGCCATGGCTTGTCCATTAGCTCCAGGATACCATTGAGCCGGTCCCGTGTGGTCCTGGTATTCCACCCCGCAAGGGTCAGTGAGGTCGTGCCTTTCCCTGGTGGAGGGACGCTAACCTGAAACTCATCGTTTATCTCACTATAAGACCGGTAGGCTATAAGATTCCCGTGGAGGAACATCCCGCGTCCAGATCCTCCTAACTTTTTCCCTACGTTGGCCACAGTGGTGTTACCCTCAGTGAATGTGGGGTTATAGCCTAATAATGCGAGCGCTGATTTTTTTGTTATTTGCCTCATGTCATTACCCTCCTGTTGTGTTCCTTTGTTGGCTTATAAGTCTGTCCTCGAGCGAGTTCAGACGCTCGCGATAAATGTCGCGTGCTACCGTGAGCCTATCGCGTTCGCGCCGGTAACAATCCGCCAGCTCCTCCGTTTCCTGGATGGTGTCCAAGTATCCTTGAATCTCGTTGCGTACTTCTGACTCCCATTCCTTTCTCATGTCCGCCTTCGTCTGTCGTGCCATGTCATTACCCTCCTGTTGTGTTCCTTTATTGACTGATGACCGTGTTAACTAATTCATATCGAAATGAATGTCAAGTATTATTTTGTCCCTTTGATATTATATGCTTGCCGGGTTTACGCTCGAAAAGTGTGAAAATCCAGTGTTTTCTACTATATAGAGCGGATTTTAGAAGTTTTTTTTTTTTTTCATTTGCCCTAAAATACTGGGTTGTTGATCTAATCCCCGCCAAGGTTAGAGCCTTGTTATGCTTTCTCGCGGTCTGGTCTCAATACTAGGTGGTTACACACTGGGTTCGGTAACGCTATGGCCAGCGTTTTCCTCTCTTCGAGGGGCTACGATCAAAAATCCACTGTTAAATAGTTGTCGGTAGCCTTCCTCCTTGTCTCCTAGCCTTTCCTTGCGCGTCATGACCCGGCAGGCCCTTGATAATTGTCCGTTACCCTTCCGTTGGGTGCCTAAAGTCTTCACACCATCGAATTTCCTCGCCTTTCCTTCGACTTTCCTTTATTTTCGACGTGTCGAAGGTCATTTTTTCGATTAAAAGTTATCAACAGGCGGTTGACAATCAATAAATTCTCGCACAAAGTTATCCCCATGTTTGTCGCTCCCCTTCTGCGTATTTATCGTTTTTTGCCTAAAAAATCGGCATTTTTTTAACGAGAAATGTCATTTCGTCAAAACTTCAATGATTTCAATGACTTAGACTTGATCCATCTGTTGATAACTATGTTTTTTATGTTGATTTTCTGTTGATAACTTTGAAAAATTGGAAAGAGGGGGGACCCCCACATGAGCGATGATTTATATAAACGTAAACGTGGACGGCCACCGAAGGCCAAAAATCCAGAAGTAATAGTGCAACGCCCCGTGAACAACGGAAATAAAGTAAATCCAGATACTTGGGACGGTCGATTTAAGTCCGTTGAGCCAATGAAATGGCAAAGAAAACCGAAAAATAATAATTATAAATGGAATCACAACACCACAATCAATTGGATTATGGGACAGGCAGATCCATTAGGGTTTTTGACGGATGTAATGAGCGGGAAGGAAATATTTCCAGTTTATATTAAGAGTCCAGATGGAACGGCAACTCCAGCAGGGAAGATATCTGCGGACCCTGAGCTTAGGGTAATGGCAGCAAAGACGTTGTTAGGGAAATGTGTGCCGGATCTAAAGGCCGTGGAAGTACACGCTCAGGTTGAACAGACTAAGGTTCTTGATATAGGTAGGCTGAATGATGATGACCTCAACACAATTGAACTCGCTCTTAAGCACGCTGTCATTGACACAAGTGGAAGCGGAGAAGATGAGGAGGTCACTGAAGGCGTTTATCAAGAATTGCTGGCCGACGATTGAGCCTGGACGGGAGTTCTATGATAATTGGCATATAGATGCCATCAGTGAACATTTACAGGCGGTGATAAATGGGGATATTAAAAGATTGGTTATTAATATCCCGCCGCGACATATGAAATCTATTTCGGTTTCGGTGGCGTTGCCAGCCTGGACATGGACAGTACAGCCCCAGAAAAGATTCCTGTTTGCCTCTTACGCTTCGTCTCTTTCCATACGTGATTCGGTAAAATGCCGGAGGTTAATTGACAGCCCCTGGTATCAGGATCACTTTGGGGAAATGTTTAAGCTGACTTCTGACCAGAATCAGAAACAGAGATTTGATAATGATAAAACGGGGCAGAGGATTGCGACATCGGTTGATGGGGCGCTGACAGGTGAGGGGGGTGATGTGATTGTGATTGACGATCCGCATAACGTCAGGGAGGCGGAATCACAAACGGTGAGGGAGGGGGTGTTGGAGTGGTGGGATCAGGCAATGCAATCGAGGCTCAATGACCCAAAAACGGGGGCGTTTATAATTATAACGCAGAGGGTTCACGATAAGGATTTGACAGGGCATATTTTGGGAAATGATTTGGAAGGGGAATGGGATCACCTCTGTTTGCCAGCGAGATATGAGATTGGGCATCCGACGCCAACAAAATCCTCGCTAGGGTTTACGGACCCAAGGACGAAGGAAGGGGATCTGCTCTGGCCTAAGAGGGTTGACGAAAAGACCCTGGGGAGTTTGGAAAAATCCTTGGGGAGTTATGGGGCGGCAGGGCAGTTACAGCAGAGACCGATGCCGAAGGGCGGAGGGATTTTGAGGGCGGAATGGTGGGTGCCCTGGGAAAATTCAAAATTGCCTGAAATAGATTTCGTGATTCAGTCCTGGGATACGGCGTTTAGTACGAAGGAAAGGACATCGTATAGTGCGAGGACCACATGGGGGGTATTCAAAAAAGCGGGGCAGACAAATGCCATTGCGGTTGATATGTGGTATGACCGGGTGGCATACCCAGATTTGAGAAGAATTGCGCAAGAGGCTTATGAGATGTATGACCCTGATGTGGTGTTGATTGAGAAAAAGGCTTCGGGGCAAAGTTTGCTACAGGATTTGAGAGTGGCAGGGGTGCCGGTACTTGAATATTTGCCAGATCGTGATAAAGAAGCACGAGCGCATGCTGCCTCCGCGCTCCTTGAGGATGGACGAATCTGGTATCCATATGATAGGAGATGGGCTAAGAATCTTATTGATATTTGCGCAGCATTCCCCGCCGGGGAGAATGACGATATTGTCGATACTTGTACTCAGGCTTGGTTACGGTTAAGGAAAGGATGGTTCGTCACTCACTCCAAAGATTTTGAAGATATAGAGGAACAGCCCAGAAAAAGGGTGACAATGTATGGCTAGATCACCGATGGAAGTTTTGCCGCCGAATGCGCCTTTCTCCAATGGGTTGCCACCAGATGATTTTGAAGTGGAGGCACTTGGAGAGGACGAAGTATTAATTGGAAATCCCGCCCTAGATTCCTATACAGAACCTGAAACTGCTTTTGACCAGAATTTAGCTGAGGTCATTGACGAGGATGAATTAGGTAAAAAAGCAGCAAATCTAATTCAATATTACGAGTCAGATAAAAACGCTCGATCCCAATGGGAGGAGCGCTATAAGGATGGGCTAAAGACCCTTGATCCGCAGGGGGGTCTGGAGGAAGGGGAGGATGAGAGGGCGAGTCGTGGGCTTAGTACCGTGGTCCATCCGCTGATCGCGGAAGCGGCGACACAGTTTAATTCCCGCGCAATCGTCGAGCTATACCCCTCTGGGGGGCCTGTAAAAACGGTGATCGTTGGTGAGCCGGACGAGGAAACGGAAGCACAGGCTCGCCGGGTCAGGGATTATATGAATTACCAGATCACCGAGGAGATGCCCGAGTATTTCCCGGATCTGGATCAGATGCTTTTCCAGCTTCCATTAGTGGGCCAGACATTTAAGAAAATTTATTGGGATGCTTCTCTCAACAGACAATGTTCACAATTCGTTAAAGCCGAGGATTTCGTTGTCGCTCCAGAGAGTAAAGACCTGTTTACATCTCCACGTTATACACAGGTTATTAGACTCCCGAAAAACGATTACAACAAGTACGTAAAAGCAGGGTGGTATCTGCCGTCTGTTTATCAAGGGGATAGTATTGATCCTTCGGATGACGTGACGAAAGAGATCGAAGGCGTCGATATATATTCCGACGATCAGCAAGACGAGGTGATGACCCTCCTTGAAATGCACGTCTATGAGACCTTCGACGGCATAGACGGCGAGGACGATGAAAATATTGTCGCACCACCTTATGTTGTTACTATTGATTATGATTCTGAGAAAATTGTTTCAGTCCGCAGGAACTGGGACGAAGGGAACGAGAGGAAGAAAAGGGTTGACTGGTTCATAAGCTATAAGTTCCTACCCGGAGTTGGGTTCTACGGTTTTGGCCTTTATCACATGATTGGGGGCTTGGGAAAAGTTGCGACGGGGGCGTTACGTGCGCTGCTTGATTCGGCGGCGTTCGCCAATATGCAAGGTGGGTTTAAGCTCAGGGGCCGGGTGAGTGGCGGCGAGATTGATATTAACCCTGGTGAGTTCGTTGATCTGGACTCCACGGTTG